AACACCATACCATTCAACACAAGAGTTGCAAACCAAGTTTCCAGTGTATATGGAATGGCAAGCACAGGGAATAGTGTGTTGAGTGACCATATTACCAATAGCGGCCCAAATATAGCAAATATAATCACCAGTGTTATTATGCCTGATACTGTTTTCATTTGTCTGTCCTTTGTTTAAGATAGAATAATTATAACACAGTTTACAATTTTTGTAGTCTATTGGTGTATTCTATCAGGTGTTCGTTACACTCAATATCAATCACTGATCGTTGATCCAAAGTTAGTGTGGTATAAACAGATAAAAAAGCAGAAATCAACAAAGTTCGAGTAAGTGTATGGTCACCATAATGCTTAATAGAAAGTGATTCAATATTGTTAATAATGGTATTTGCAGTCATAATTATTTTTGTGTTTTGTTGTTATTAAATTGTGATTGTGATTATACCATCACCCATTGTCTGCAGTCCAACCATAATGGTCCATCTCTAGCGATGAAATTCTACGTTCAAGAATTTCAATTGTTTTGTGTAATTTTTGTGTTAGTTCTCTTTGAGTTTCCACATAACTCAGTAGATTTTGGACTTGTAAATTTATCTGAATGATTTTGTCATTATCCATGTGTGTGATTGCAGTCCCAAATGTTAGGTCAAATCCCATTGTGTACCCTAAAATATAATTTAATTTGTTTGTTCATCGTCGTGATGAAAATGTTGTCTGATAGTAACACCCGCCCAGTAACGAGTTCGTTCGTTCACATAACCATCAACTAGATTGGCGCATTCTGATATAATCAACTCAGCGAACTTTTGGAATTTTTCGATGTCTGGGTTTGAATAGAATCCAGCCTCTGTAGCCAATGCTTGAATTCTTTCGTTCATTTTAAATTCCTTTGTTACTGTGTATAAGTGTATTATAACACAGATATGGCAATAAAAGTAAAATTTAAGTGAATGATTTTACAAGTCTGCGTCAATCATTTGCACAAGCTGTATGCACACTCTCGATTGATTGAGCCCTTACCATCTCGGTAGCTGTAGCTGACACCACGAGTTTGTATCTTGTTGTGAATGACTTTGGTAACTCGCACAGTGTGACCTTTGGTTGTGACATAAACATAGGGACGAATAACTGACATGGCTTCTGGTGCATCATTTTCACTGTAGCATCTACGACCATTACCACCAAGCAACACACAAACACGTTTCCAACCATCATTGTGATTGCGTCCGAACTTTGGAAACGCTTGGCACACTGTGTGAGCAACTTCATGAGGCACTGTGTCGTTCAACAAGTGTTCCCATGTCTGACCACCCAGACTCATGTGGGTGATGTTGAAACGCAGGTAAAATGATCCATAACGCATACCTGCTTGACCAGCTGCTCGACCTTTAAGGTCAAAACGTATTTGAACGGTTGGCATTTTGATACCATATGTTTTTTCAGCTAGGGCGATACATTGTGCTACTTTGACTTTGATTGCATCAATTTTACTTTGCATTATATTCCTTGGTTGCTATGTGTGTATTATAACACAGATTTAACGCTCATGCTATGTGTGTTTGGTTTTATTTTGTGTTAGTGTTGTGTTTCAGTGAAAAACATAGAATTTATCTGCACTCCATTGATTGGAACTGTGACACGTGATGTAGGAGAAAAGAATGACACGTTTTTGTAATGTTTCCAAAAGTCGCCACACTCAAAGTACAGCCTTGCCGACCCACAAATACTAACAGCAAAGTGATAGTGATCATCTCCTGGGTATGTGGAGTTACGCTGGATGCTATCATACTTTCTAATAACATCAGGACAAGGCGTGTAATGCAACATTTTGATTTCCTTTGTTATAAGTGTATTATAACACAGATCTCATGTGTTTTTCTCTCTTAGTTTGTTTATAATTGCATGAGCAAACGCATCATGACTTTGATTCCTTTTCCTAATATCTCTTATCTCTGCCTGTGTCAATCCTATCCACCCACGATGCACCGGTTTAGTGTAAAGTGGTGTGGCATCGTCAAAACCACCGAGACCATACACGGTTGCATCAAATTCTCCAATCACTGCAAGACTTTGTTTACTTATCCAAGCCACAGGGTTATCAGTAGACAGTGTGGTGGTGTCTTGTGGTGTTTGTTTTTTGGAATGTTCAGTTGTCATTTGATGGCTTTGAGTGATAAGTGTATTATATCATTAAAATTTTAGTGACACTTCAAAGTGACGGTCGTGTTGTTTACTGGACACAATATTTTCACGTTTGAAACGAAACAGATTAACAGTAACGCTGCCTTCGTTTACAATTTCCCGTTTGACAATTTTGTTGCCTTGCGGTGAAGTTTGTTTCTTCTTGGTGTTTGTTTTCTTTACATTCAATTTGATGATTTCGTACAAGTAAAAATACTGGTCATTGCAATCTTTGCGAATATCTTTAAAAGCAAGGTCTGCAATCTTAGTCCGAATCTTCTGGCGAGCATCGTTAACGTTATTTGGAAAATCAGAAAAACCCACCAACTTCTTAGATGAATAAGTACCATAAGGGGAGATTGTTTGGACTTTGATCATTTTCCATTCCTTGGTTGATTACTGTGTATGATGTATTATAGCACAGATTTGGCAATAAAAGTAAAAATGGGCACCGAAATGCCCATTTTTCTAAAGTACTAGCCTACTTATTTTAATATCTCATCAGCTTCCATGTTTACTATTTCATCAATCTTAGCCTGCAATTCAGTTACAGTAAGATCAGAGAATAAATCTACATTTAAAGAATTCACAGTAGCTTCTAGTTTATCGAAACGTTCAAATTTTTGAACATATTCGTTTTCGACAACTGTGATTTTATCATTCAAATCTCCCATTGAATTTGTTAATTCAGCAAACCCTTCTGAGACTTTCTTTAAAATTGTTCTTGTGAGATAACGTAAAATTGTTGTTAACATATTATGGCTCCAAGTTTAATGAGTTGACTTCTTCTTCCACTATAGCTTCAATAATTTGTTCCCATTCCGCTGCTGTTTTATTGTGTAATTCCTTTGGTAACAGAGCGTCAATTTTACTGTTCAATCTACTGTCCTCGAGCTGCATTTCTTGACGAATTGTTTGCACTTGAGTAGCGTCATCTTTGATACGGGCAGCAATTTCTCGAATAGAATCCAGGTTTGTATCATCGATTAACCCAGTTAACGCAGCATATTGTTTTTTTACAGCCGCTTCAAAGCCATAATGTGCGTCACTCAACTCACCATGCTTTGTTTCAAAGTTACTTCTGAGGTCAGAAACTCGCTCATCCGTGTTAAACAACCCAGAAATAAGTTTCTCTGATTCTCTTTGTAATGATTCAACACCAAGAGTATTATCAACAATACGGCGATCTTTGTCCTCTAAGTCTGCCCAGATTTGAGCCTTTTGTGTGAGGTGTCCTTCCGTCAACGCAACAACATTCATGTCAATCGTTTTTATTTCTTGATGCAAGGCTCGCAAGCCATTAGTATTATCAGTGATACGGTTATCTTTGATCTTCACATCTGCCCAGATTTCCGTCTTGTGTGATTCAAGATCGCGAACTAAATTTTCTACGTTCTTTTCAAAAGCTGTGGCCTGATCTTTTAGTTTATTTGTGTCATCTTGAAGGTTATTTGTGTCTAACCTATTCTTACCGATGCGTTCTTCTTTTCCATTTAAGTCTGCCAATAACTGTTTGTTAGTTTGTAGTTGTTTTTTCTCAAATTCTGCTGATTTTGATGCATTTTCATTTATAGAATTTTTTAATTTTTCATTTGAATCTGCGACGCGCCCTAGAATAGCACGTGAAATTGAACGAATGATTTGTTGTAACATTTTATTTTTCCTTTTTAAAATTAATCGTGTTTAATATAATAATTTACAAGAACTGACTTTGGTCTTGTTTCTGCTGCACCAGTTGCCTCTACTGATATGTTGGATGTAGAACCTTCTACCATAACACGAGCCGCAACTTGATTGGTGGTCAGCGTATGTTGCCCAACGTCCCCTGGTAATTCGGTTTCTACATAAGAGTTATTGTTAAACCCAGCCATAGATCTAGCATATCCTACAGCATTCGTATCAACTGGAACTAACATATCATGAGAATGATATTCTTGTTCTGCATCATGCCTATGCCCATAATCAATCACATAGTGCGTATGCGATCCAAATTGGTCAGAAGTCCTAACACCAACCGCAATTGAATTAGTTGTTGACTGATTGCTACGTGGATCAGTTAATCCGTTTCTATTGATAAAGTTTGTTGTTGTGTCGTCTGCACCACGCAGATAGTGTCCACGCAAATCAGGAACAACAAACTTGGTAGTACCCAAGTCTGGAGGGGTGATACCACCAAGCATATAGGCAAGTTTGGGATACTTGGTGTATTCGTACTCTGCACCATTGCACCGCAAGTAACCTGGAATTTCCTGCTCAGTAAAAAATGAGAATACTGCACCAATTGGTACACTTGACTCATGAGTGTGTGCTATGTCTGACTTTGTTTTATCAAGTTTTTCCAAAATTTCTGAAATTTTACTTGATAACAACGATGCAGTCCAATTTTTTACGCTGACTTCTTGATCCTGCTGTCGAAGTCCCGTTCGTTTTAGAATACCATCTACTATTTTTTTCATTTGTCCTCCTTTAAAACCTTATTGATCACACTTGATGTAATAATTTACAAGAACAGATTTTGGTCTCGTTTCCACTTGTCCAAAATTATTTACTGTAACCCCAGTAGAATTAGCCGAAACGCTTATTCTTGGTTGTGCCATGGATGTGCCAAATTGATTTGGAACACTATCATCTACCCCATCCACTGTTGGTCCTCCCCATGGCGGGGCACCATCCACCATTACACGAGCATTGGTATCCATCGAACCGCCAGCATAATGCCAATGTGGTTCCTGGTAAGAGTCATGGTAGTGTGTTGGGTCATTCACCGTATGATTATGAGATTTAAATGAATCTGGTAATTTTATACCTGCTTTGGCTGTGATGTTTGATGTATTACCGGTCTTTATATCAATTGCACCAAATGGGTCAACGTGATTGGTGGTGGTTTCATCTGCACCACGCAAATATTGGCCTCTAAGATCAGGCACGTTAAATTGTTCTGCATTACTGGGAGAAAACTCAGCGAGCATCATTGCAAGTTTTGGATATTGTGTTTTTGTGTAAACAGCACCATTGCATTTTAAATATCCAGGCACTTCACCATCTACTGGAAAAGCAAAAATTGCACCAACTGGTACAACTGCAGCATGGGTGTGATTTACATCAGATTTACCCGCTTCTAATTTTTCTAAAATTTCTGTGATCTTAGTAGAAAGCAAAGACGACGCCCAGTTTTTAACTGTGACAGGCTGATTGGTAGGCACAAGACCCGACCGCTGTAAAATACCATTAACGATTTTTTGCATTTAATCTCCTTAGAGTGTATTTATTTTATTTATCCTTATTGTTCAATTGTGCAGTAAGTGAGGCGATTTGTGATTCAAGATTCGCGATCCTGTCATATGATTTGGATAACAACTCAGTTGTAATGGATACCACACTACACCACTGGGTGGCTTGATCTTCAAGCCAACTAATTGTTTCTTTGTCTGTGGGCTTAGGCATTTCCATTATTTGATCCCAAAATGTTGTTTGATTGCACCCACTGCATCAACTACTCCACCATTGTTACCATTTAAGTATGATCTATCTGGATCGTACACCTCGTTTTCAATTAATTCTTCGTCAACCAACTCATTGAGTGTAACACCAATACAGTCCTGAACAATCAACTCAGCAAAATATTCTGCAAACTTTTCCAAGTCTTGGTATGACATTGGTGTCCATGGTTTACTGAATTTGTCGTTAATGACCTGTTCCAACAACGTTTTAATTCGCTCGTTCATTCTTCAACTCCAAAATGTTGTTCAATCCGCCTTTTAACTTCAAACAAGGCACCGTTGTAATCTGTGTACAATTCATTACTTGTCCAAGTACCATCCTCATCACGATGCACTAACTCATCTGTAATACCAATACATTCTGTCACAATCAACTCTGCGAACTTTTGATTGTACAGCTGAAACCAATGTGTGTTGAAAGTGCTCCTGTCAGCAATGCCCTCTGACGCCATGTCATTAATCGGAGCAAAGGCTTGTTCAGCCAATTCTTTAATTTTGGTTGCCACTACCATCATTCAACCCCAAAGTGCTGCTTGATATATTTCTCAGCAGCTTGTTGCCCGAAGTATGTTGCATCGCCCGGATCGTTGATCAAACACAAATCTGCACAGGTCAACGTCAGTAACTGAGCAAAATGTTCCAGTTTGTCTGGTGACACAATGAAACAACCGTCTTTTATAGACTGGTGTCCTTTGGTTGTTAGCACTGTTACACCAGATTGCTCTGCTAATTTCATAAAGCGATCGTTCATTTTGGTTCCTAACTAATTGCTAATGAGTAATTATAACACAGAAATAATTATTTTAACTAAGCATTCCCCAAATACTTGCGTTGAGCACTGTGATCAAACTCAGCCTTCATCCCGTTTACTTTTAACTGCTCTTGCAAGGAGTATTTGGAAATGGCTGCTGTAAGGAAAGTGCCGGTGTTTTGAGTGTAAACTTCGAACCGGTTTACGTTATATGTGACCAACACATCACGTTGTTCGTTTGTCAAGTTAAGTGGTTTAAGAGTAGTCATTTCATTTTCATATATTGCTGCTATAAGTGTATTATAACACAGAAATTACATAAAAGTAAAATAGTGACTTTTTATTTGTCTTTTATTCTTCTTCAACTTCGTGCCAAACGTCAGAAAAAGTTTGGAAACGGTCTTCAGCTTCTGCAAATGCAACTGCTTCCAATTCATTCGCAAATTGCGCAACTTCCGTTCTCCAAACTTCGTTGTAATCCACAACACACCTTTTAACTACGAACATAGTCACCTTCTTCCTTTATTGCTGTCCATGTATGTATTATAACACAGAATTGGCATAAAAGAAAAAACATTGTATTCAAGTGTGTTTCAAATACAACAACACATCACACGTATCATCTACCATTGCCTGTAATCGCGGAGTGAATCCCACTTCCTTGTATAAGTCACCAATGTCAAGAAGATTGTCTTCCAATCGGCAAATCAACTCCGCTTTGCTACTAATTGGATTTGTGCTAGTTCGGAGTGCAAATACTCTAGCAAGAGCAGCTTCTCGGGCGCTCATAGTAGTTTATTCCACAACCACTTAAATGTTAGTCCGTCAATGAAGCCACGCTTAAATGTAGTCATTGGTGCCCACAGGATGTAACCAAGTAGCACACCTTGGTTCCAAACAACCAGAATAACAAATATCCATTCAATATCGCTCATAATCCAAACCTCATTTCTATAGCATTAATATCTGTGTTATTTTGTGTCAACGACGCAGTTTTCCACACACTGTCAGCGTCACAAAAAATACCAACCTTTTCAATCGCAGTTTTATTTGATGCAACAGCAGCTATGCATTCTGCGATTATTAAATTTGCAAACTTTTCAAATTTTTCAACATCTGGGTTTGCATAAAATCCAGCCTCTTGTACGAGCTCTCTGATTCGTTCATTCATATCATCTACCCACTGCAATTAATCGAATTCGTAATGCGTTCAATCCTGTTTGAATATCAGTCAACTCAGTCAACGCTGTTGTGTAATGTCCGCTAGGATGCTTGTCGTGACTCATCTTGCGGTCTACACCCATTGCCATTTTTACACCGGCAACGGCTGTGTCAACTGCTTCAATTCGTGCCTCAAGTTTTTCTATGTCTGTCATTCTTCTACTCCAAACCGACTCTTTATGAGTTCAGCAGAACTCAAAGCACCATCGTTATATAGTGGTGCTCCTGTGAATTGGTTTTTCAGGCATACAGCCACACATTCCTGCACAATCAACTCTGCGAATTTCACAGAGTAATAATCCACCCACTTATTTGGATCTTTTTCAAAGGAATCTGTATCAATGTTGGTTGTAATTCCAGCTTGTTCTGAAAGCTCTTTAATTAGTTGCAATTCAAGTACCTGCATATCATACCTTTTTAAAATGCATTATAAAATCACCGAAACTTGTATTTTTTTGCAGTCTTGATGCTTTTTGCGAGCAAACTTACCGATCACAGTTGTGCATACGTAATTCCATCAAAAGTCGACCAAGCCAATTTTGACCAACTCCACCACACACTCCCCAGAATTTATCGCCCCACCAGTTGGTTTCGACCAATGGTGTGTTTCCAGTGTTGATCAGTTTTAGTAGTAAATCGGGATGCTGGTAAAATTTGAGACACAGTGCCAATCGCATTGCTTCGACTTTAACACTGTCCCAATCCATTCTTGCAAAGATAGTTCTTGACACTTGTTTAGCGTAATGTGCATTTGGTGCAGTGCGAATCAATTCTTTATCGCTGTTGTTTGTTGCTTTTAAGGATTGGTACAGATGTTCAGAAGATGCGTATTCCATACCATCAAATTTGAATTGTGGGAAAATTTCTACCAAATTGGAATTAGAACCATCAAACACAATATGGCATTCGTACATGTTGGATGCCCAAGCCATCTCTCCACGAAAGGCATTTTCTCTTGCCATGACAAATCTCCAATCCAAGTAAAATATCTAAATTTCAACTATACCAAGTATAGTCAAACCAAAGGGACACGTTAAATTCTTAAATCATGTGTTCTCTCCTTTTCTTTGACTATCACATTACTTCATCACACAATTATTCTACTTCAAACAGAACGCGTTCATTTCCATTGATTTGTTCGATTGAAATTTTCTTGACTTTCTTATCAAGGATAGGAAATCCTGGAGAAATGAATGGTCCACCTGCAGGATCAATAAATCCCAAATCAGAGAAATCAAGATGTTCTTCATGTGCCTTGCCACCAAAACGGCAATAGCTCATACACCAATTCATTTTATCATTTGTGGCGACCATCTCAAACACATGTTCTGATACACGATCAAAAATGTATTCACCACCATCACGATTAGTTTGTCTCATTGTGTTCATAATCAATAACTCCAATTTTAGTTTTTTGTTTCCGCAAAATTTTCAATTCTTCTGCCAACCTCACACGAAAAGTGTCTTCGCCATCATCAGCAGAAAGAAGCCAATCAATTCGTTGTGCATATGCGAATGCTTTACGTAATTGATACACAGCATTTTTGAATTCTTTAATCACCTCTGGAGAGTATTCAGTTGTGTAACCATAATCAGATGTTTCTCCATTGTTATCGATTTGGTATTCAATCTCATCAGCGATATCGTTGATTCTACTTTGTTGGTAATTGAAGTGTCCGCCTGACATGCTATTCTCCTGTAAAATCTATTGTATCCACATCGAATTGGTCTTTGATGTTGTTGACCAATTCAAATGCCCATGTTGGTTGATCATAATCACTGGCCTCATGTTCAATCATTCTAACACATTCTGTTACAATCGAATGAGCAAATTGCTCTAATTCATCTGAATAGAATTGGTAGACGCCAAGGCTCTGTTTATGTGTGGAGCCAGCCTGTTGAGCTAACTGTAGGATTAGTGTGTTCATCGTTCAACTCCAAAATGTTTCTTGTATGTTTTAGGGAACCACTTTTCAAGAATATAAAAGTAAAGTTGAGCAATGAAGTAGAATGGTAGCAACCATATCCAACTATAACCAAACTTTGGGTCTTTCATGCTTCTAACTCCATTGTAGTTTTAATCACGTAATTGCGCATCGCCCATCCAGGGGTTTAATTCCTCGATGACTTTCTCGTCTTGGGGCATTTCTTTCCTATAGTTACTCCTTGAATGATCTTGCGTAAATTTCATTATCAAACTGTGCTAGTGTTTCAGATAGCCTTTCGATTTCTTGCTTGGCATCCTCATACATCAAATGTAGCCATTGTACCCGTTCTGCATAGTTACCAGCTTTCCAATCCTTTGAATCATACAAATCATCTGGTAGATCATACACTTGATTTTTAACACTTACATCATCACTCTGCGGTGACTGTTGTGTTTGAATGCCCCTGATAGCACATGCTATCGCCAATGTTCCATATCCATCAGCTCCCATCGATTCACACATCAATGCCGCTTTTTCTAATGCTTCCATTTATCTTCTTCCTTAATATCACCACAATGAACTTATTATACCACAAGATAACGAATAAAAGCAAAATCACACATAATTTAACCAGTCATTATTTTGATTTGTTGTTATGATGGTTGTTTGTTAGCCGATGAAATTTCAATTAATTCATTAACATAATCTTCAAACACAGAAGGAAGTAACTTATCTGGTTTAATACCAAATTTTTGATTCACTAATGGAACGCATTGTGTGCAATCTATTCTTCCAGAACTAGACAAAAGTTTTGCAATTTCCTCAACATCAGTACCCCAATAATGGCGTTGATAAGCAATATCGGAAAGATATCTAAATGGACACCACCTAGACTCTATGATTTCTACTATGTTTTTGAATTCAATAAACTTTTTAAGAGTTTTCTTTAACAACATCAATTCAGATTCTTCAAATGATATTTGATTTTGCTTAATAAAATATTCGATTTCAGAATCTGTTATTGCATAATCATAATTATCTTTGTTCGCCAATCTCAACAACATACCATTAAATACATTCAAATTTGAATTTAGCTTGTTAATATTATGTGCAGAATTTTGTTTGAATGAATCAACAATGAATTCTATACTTCCATTGACCACAGAACACCAATCGCAACTCAATCTATCTAAGTTTTGAGACTGTATGAATCGTGTTAACTGAATATATTTTGAAAGATCACAATCATAATTCAAATTACAACACACTGTTTTGATTGTTTTTCTTAATTCATATACATGACTTGGTAATGGCAAGATAGTTATTGCTTCTGACCAATTTGAATGAGGCCAAACGGAGTGTGTGATAGGGTTGATTATCTCAGAACTCATAAAATGGTGATACAGATGATTTGTAACCACTTTGATGGAATGATTAAAAATTTTAAGTGTTGTGAACATAAACAAATTTGTAGTGCCGATTATATAGTATTACTTAGGATGCGATAACAGAAATTTCTTCTTCTGTTAAACCAAGTGATCGAGCTTTTTCCAACACCGTGTGTTTTTTTGCAGTTGATGCTTCTAATTTTATACGTTTTTCTTCTTCTATTAAATCAATAGACTGTGGGGCAATAATACAGTTGGATTCAATTTGCATAAACAATGAAAAACCAATACGATAGACTTGAGTTTCTTTCCATGTATACACATTTTTTGGTTGTGCTTTTGTGATTCTTTCGGCTGTGCTACGTTTTTCGCAAATTGCAACAATATCACCATATCTCGGAGTGGAATCGGTGTAATAAACAACAAACAAGCTTTGGGAGTTCTGGGCAATTTTTTCTTTCATTTTCACATCCTGAATGAATAATCTTGATAATTGGTTAAATTAGATCACAGCGTAAGTTTCACCTGCGTATCCATTTGCTGCCGCATTGTTTACTGCGTTGTTCAAGTTAGTAATCAGTGATTTTATAGTCTTGGGTTTCAAATTAATTTTCTTGTTTCCCTTTTCGTGTTCCCAACTTGCACCTTTTTCCAAAGTGTACTTGTAATACTCCTGCGCTTGCTCAATAGTCAGTGGGTGTGTGACACTAACTGAACCAGTGCGCACACGGATATGTTGTATTACATAAGTCTTTGTCATTTTACATTCCTTCTTTAATTACTGTGTAGATTATATTATAACACACAAATGAAAGAATAGCCATTCTTTAAAAAAACAATTATTGATAGTGGCAGGTACTGATCTCCTGCTTTGTGGCTGCACTGATCCACTCCCAAGCTACTCATTAAGGGAAATATCGTCCCGCGCATCAGCCTGCGCATTCACTATCATCGAAGGACACTGATCCCCTTTGGGAGCCGACACTGGGAGACTAAACGCAGCCGTACCGTCACACTAGTCATGTGTGCGCTTATGCCCTTCGATGATAGCCCTCGTCTTTCCTAGGTGTTGTTTTAATAAGATTAAATATTATTATACATTTCTTAGTAGCATGTATGTCTATGAATTTTATTAGGTTCAATCATTTTTACTTGTAACATATTCAACCGTTGTTAAATCAGTTTCCTGTGGTACCATGGAGATGGTAACATCGGTGTTAGTTTCAAATGATTTTAATACACTTGATCCATAACCAGATAAACCCCAGCAGTTTTGGTGGCATAAATAAACAGATCCAGATTCGCCAAACAATGCATAACCATCATCAGTTTTTTCAACACGGGTGATGCCAGAATTCATCTTCCAAGAATCAGAACCAGTGTAACCACCATACCAAGTGGCAAACACACGATAATGAGTGTCACCATTCTCAGTAGCCACAATCTTGATAACTACCCATTTGTCAGGTGCATAATCCATTATTCGACTCCAAAGTATTGTTTAACTGACTCAATTATATCATTTACTGCATTATTATTACCTTGAAAATATGATATATTTTCTTGATCACAACACTTTTCAATGTCACTTTGTTCAACACTCACATTATTGGCAAGTGCAACACATGCACGAACAATTTCATTTGCAAATGATTCAGAAAACTTTTCCAAGTCCTGGTAAGTCATTGTTGTCCATGTTTCACTAAATCTGTCATCTAGCACTTGACACATGATTGTTTTGATTTTATCATTCATACTCTTTTATTCCATTTTTCAATTGCTTCCTCTTTGGTATCTGCACGCATTTCACAACCACATCCACCGCTTGTTGTGACACAATGCACACTGTAACACCACTGTTCTTTTGGTACTTCTTTACACGGGTGATAAGATCTACCCAACTCTCTGTCCTTCCAACCTATACCATTGGGATACAGTGTATCAACATCTTCAAGATCAACTGTATGACCGCAGAATGGACATGGTTTCATCATTCAACTCCAAAATGTTGTTTGATGTATTTCTCTGCAGCCTGTTGCCCAAAATACGTTGCATCGCCTGGATCATTGATCAAACACAAATTTGCACATGCCATCACCATCAATTGAGCAAAATGCTGCAGTTGGTCAGGTGATACGATAAAACAACCATCCTTCACAGTAGAGTGTCCTTTGGTTTTGATCATAGTTACACCAGATTGTTCTGCCAATTTCATAAACCTGTCGTTCATTTTTATTCCCTTGATTGTTTGTTGTTATATTATAACACACAATTGATCAAAATATTTCAAACTGTGCTATTTTTCTTGCGTGATTGCCGTTGTTGACTACGTGTGTGCAGTAGTTCACTGGTCACAATATCTGTTACAATTGGATACCCAAATGGTTCAAATTCACCATAAGAAAAATGCCCCACCTCATATCCCATGTATGAGTAAGAAGTGTAATCATCAGAACTGTGTTCAACCTTGCATTTACTTTTAATTTTCTGCACCGAACTTGTTACATTTTCGATTTTTCTCAACACAGTAACTTCACGAATTACTCGTTTGATATTACCAATGTGCACATTGCGTGTTAGGTCATTGATGTGTTTGTTATCACACACTTCAAGTAGATTGGCTTCCTCTCTTAAAAGACGTAGTAAATTTGCAGCCACTTTAACAGTCATTTGATAACTGTGTGTTGCCTCTCGAATACCTTTTAGATTGTTGTTGTAATTTTTAATGGATATTCCAATAGATCTGATGTAACTGGATCTGACTTTATCATCTGTGATTTCGTTCAACTTGCGAACCAGATGTTCTGCTGCTGGTGTTTTTCCAAATGTATTTACTGATAACATAAATTTGATACCCCAAAAATTAAAAAAATTGTGTTATGGTTATTATAACACAATTTTTCAATTACTTTGGAATTATTTTGATTATTTTAATCCAAGTTGTCCATTCCAAACTTCGTGTGTTTTTCCTCTGCGTTCACCATTGGTATAAACAGCAACCCACGTCATGACCTTTTGATGAAAGTAGGGAAATGATTGAATGTCTCCAATTGTTATCTCCGAGTTCATTGGTCTCCACGTTGCAGCATTGATATACAGTTTGTCATGGGCATCAACTGATGTGCCTATTCCCACTGTTTGTGCAAGATGGGTATGACCGTATATCACAAAATCACACAGGTTCTGTTTTATCCATTTTTCTTTGGATGCAGCTTTTGCGTATTTTGTATTCCAATTGTCAGCTATTTTGGTAACAAGACTAATCAATTTTATTGGTATGAATGGATGAAAGAATCCCAGTGCATAAAATTTAATTGCACCCAAAGGATCATTTTTTAGAACATTTTTAAACATTTCTGACTTATTGAGGGCATCGGTACATTGTTTTAAAGCGTCAGTCATGGCTTTTTTGTGTACCGGATCCTGTACCGCATCAATCACTCTCCTAGCGTATATTGGGGATTGTGAAGATGGTCTGATGTTGTCTATTTCTTTGATACGATCCATTGTTTCATCATCAATTGGGGTGTTGGACCTGCTGGCTACAAGCTCTGCACAAACTCTTGGCCAAGCAGTAACAAACTCAACCACTATTGCATCACCCATGCTTGAAGCATCTCTACCCAACCAAGTGTGATAATTGTCGGAATCATGAATGTCACCATGCCTTACATAAGTTCTGTGTTGCTTGCACTGTTGTGTTAGATATTTACTTTCTTCCACTGTCCAACAAAATTGAGGTCCCACGTTGGTGCTCAAACCCATGGAAACAGTCACAAGCTGTCTCACAAAATCCATACAAGGATCTTGATGATGCAACATCCAATCATGATTACCAACCATGTAGTGCAAGTTTACTGGAACCTTTACACCGCCATCCACAATAATTGGTGATGCTGTGTTTTTTCTAAAAATTTCTAAAAATTCTGCATTGGTTGACATGATGTCCTGGCAAATTTGCTGCAGTGTTGGGGCTATTTTTTTAATTGGATCCCAAGGTCTAACACCCTCTGCAAGCCATCTGTCAGATCTTATAAAATCGAAAATATCCCCAAGCATTATAAGTTCAAGCGATTCAACTGCCTTGTATGTCCCATCGGACCTTTTACCGGCTGTGTTTACTTGATCCTTTAAATTTTCCCAAAAAACTTCTGCAGCACCAGCGTCAGTGCCTGTACAAACTGTACCATCATTCAAATGTAAATCACTTATCACTACGATCATATAACACTCCTTAAATACAAGTATTTATAATACAAGTAATAAGAGGACACATTATCAAACTTATTCTTGGTGTTTGTATTCTCCAAAAGGTAATTTTCCATTAGAGTGTGCATCACAAGCAGTCACAAGCCAACCACCACCACCACGTAGTACGCCTCGGTTACCACAGGTTTCACAAATGATTGAACTCATTGATTCTGCGAAACGAACCATACCTCTGATGGTTTCATTGCCGCCGTGGTAGTAAAACCGTAGCGTTGCAAACTTTTCTTTGACTTGGTCCACAATCACCTGTGGTATGCTTGGGCTACCATTTTTTTCACTTGCATCAATGAGTTGTTGTATGTTTTCACAAAGCATATCAATCAATTCATACCAGCCATCATTGGTTTCAATACCAAATGCTAGACAGGATTGCTGTGGTGTTTTATCATGGTTGATAAACATCTTGGGATATTTTTCAAACAGTTTTGCTTCTAATTCTGGACTCATATTTTAACCTTGTTTTTGAGTGAATCACTCAATCCATTTATTGTTTTTCTAATAGTTTCACATTGATTGCGTCAACCAACTTGGTTTCATAATCATGAGGTACATGGGTAATGGATAATGCATCTTTTTCTTTGAATTTCAACACCCTGTACCAATCGCCTGGGGCAGAAAACATTTTTTCCATCAAACTATCTTTGACGGGAACATAACCAGCATAAATGTATCTTGGTCCGCCAAATCTGATTCCTCTACGATGTTTTCTAAACCAATGCTCTATAATAGTTTCGTCATCTGATAACCATGCTTTGAATCTCACAAGGATTTTGCCTGGTCCTGATGCAATAACTTCACCCACAACACGCCGACCGTACTTGCCGTCATAACACACAAAACACTTTTTACCTGTTTTCATATAATTTTCATCCCTTTGTTTTAACTATTTTTGAGTATACCATGATATTGTGAATTACATCACAATCCATTTCTTTTTGATACTTTTTCAATGATGTTATCAGTCATTTCAATAACTCTGCCTGGCGAATACCATTCTCCGTGTGTCATCATGTAGGATATTTTTTGTCTACAATATTTTAGAACTTGTAACATTTCCATGTTCTCACTGTGTAATTTTTTCAACTCTTGGGCTGCTCTTGTGTGCAAAGGAAATTTAGCTGTTTCTTCCAAAGCAGTGGCTAAGTACACAGCATCACATTTTTTTGATGCATCCAACAGTGTTTTTGTGTGCTTTTCATCAGTGTATTGTTTTTCAAAATTTAAAGGGTACATATTTTTAAAATTCTTGGTGTTGATTTTCATTTGACCAACTCTGTGGTGTAATCTCCAAAATGAATTGTAAGCAACCCCTTGTTTGGTTCGGTGGGAACTCAAAACACCTGTGACAAACTTACCATCAAGGAACTGCCCAAAAGGTTTAGAACGAGGTATACCCACAAGTAATTTTCTTGAAATTCTTTCACGATTTGAAATTTTTTCCATTTCACACCTTTAACAATATAGTATATTATACCATATTTTTAAATCAAATGTTAACGCCAAGTGTACTTGGTGCATGATCCAAGCACTGATATTTGTTTGTTTTATAAAAATATGCATCTGCATCATTTATGGTCACAAACAGATCAGAGTGCCACAAATCATAATCGGTGAATGTCTTATCTTCATTGTAAACTCTGAAAATCACAGGTCCTTCTGTGAATGGTTGTAACAAACAACCACTAACTCCATTTGCGGGTTTAGACACAATTTCTGACATTATTATTACCCCTATCTCATTGTTCTTTGCGTTTGATAGAACTCATGGTGACCATTTCTGATGCAATCTTGAAAGCTTTGCTCACAATGATTTCAGTATCATAATCATCAATGGTGTTGGTTTTGTTACAGGAAATGAGTGCTTGCATTGCAAGTCCTGCAAAATATTCCTGTTTTGTCAATCCTGGGATGGTGGTTGCTGTGGTGTGTGGGTAGGCATAGCTTGGCATAAAACACTTTCAATTTTTTCAATTATCACAATAACTTGAATTCTTTTTGTAGGACATGAGGTGATGCCTGAGCTAAAGTATCCAAATCGAATTTACTTGGGTAATGTCTCAAACACCACTTTGCTCCGTCTTTAATCTCATGTGATATGGTTGGATCAACAAGAATTTCTTTTAAGAATTCTTCTGTTTTTGCTATTGCTCTGTATCTCTCATGGGGCATAGTCATGTGCGTTTTCTCCAAAATAGTGTGTGATTACATCTGTGTATTATAACATAATTTTTTAAAGAATCATCAAGTAAAAATGATAAAAGGCACAAAAAAGTGCCTTTTATCATTTTAAACAAACATATTTTTACTTTTTGTTTACTTTACCATTCTCACCAATTAGACCATTGGTACCAATTAGACCGTTTTTATCTCCAGTGATACGTGTATAAATATTATTTATTAAGTTTTTTACAAGTGTAAACATTTTTTTAATTTCTCCTTTTTAATTTTTATGATATTTTGGAAAAATAATATCCTCTCGGTATTATGATTTTATTTATCTTCAAATGCATCTTTGATGTAATCACCCACAGGACAGAATCCACTATTGAAATTATCATTTGCTATTTTTGCACATTCATGGATTAAACTTTTTACAAAATCATTGAATTCTGTGCCATAATCACAGGACCAGTCAATGTTTCCTGGACCTGGACCCCATGTTTCATCTTTCCAAAATATAAAGCCAGATTTTTTTGCTAGTTCTTGAATCTTATCATTCATGTTCAACTCCAAAGTATTGTTTGATTGCATAAATCACATCTGCCACACCATCATTGTTACCATTTAAATATGCACCTTCTGATGCATATTCTTGACTTTCAATTAATTCTTCATTAACCAGTTCATCAAGTGCTATATCAATACATTTTTCAATAATCAAATTTGCGAATAATGGTAGTGATGCATCATGGTTTGCAGCCCATCCAATGTTTGAATCTTTGATATATTGAAATCCAGCTTGGGATACCATTGTTTTGATTGGTTGATTCATTTTTAAATCCACCGAAGTGTCCAACAGTTGATTTTTCAATTGTGTGATTTGATCTTCCAAGTAAACTATTTGACTTTCTATCCACACTTTACCATTGTAATCTTTTGGGACTGTGTGATATCCAGCCAATGCAGGTGCATTTTTTTTGTTCATACAATGATTGATTGTAGTCGTTTGAGTAAAATATCCAATCCAACTTCACCTTGTAAGTCATAAGCGTGTTGAATTTGTTTTATCTGTTTTGTACACTCACACAACACCATGTCAATCAACCGTTCAACTTCAACTCGATCTTTGTGATCGGGAACAAAACTAGAACTGTCTAAAATATCTTTGATTTCACTTTTCATAATCACTCCATAAATTTAAATATATCAATAAACCCAATCAGCACCAACAAATTTAATACCAATAACTTTGTATTCTGCGTGTGTTGATTCTCCAATGTGTTTAACATCAACATCATCAGAACCAACCCACGTAAAATTACTCCAATGATCTTTTGAATCTGATAAATATCCGTATATTGGATGAATCTTTGAAGCAATATCTGTGTTTGGAGCAACAACCAATGCAGACTCAACCGCCCCTGGAATTTTATTAATATTTTGTGTTAACAACCATGCATTCATTTTTTTTCCATAATATGTTTATTTTTAACAACCCAGAAACTTATTACATCATCTGTTTTTTTAAAAGTAACTTTTTTAAGGTTAAGTTCATCCATCATGATGTTAGCGTAACTGGTAGCAGTGATTTCATCATGTCCTTCAACCTGAGCAATCACTTGACAATTCAAATCCAAAAGTAAAATTTTAATCATAGTTAATCATATTATAACAAAAATATCTACCAAAATTAGTAAACAGGCAATTTAATTATTTTAATTCAAAATGTTGTTCAATGTATTTGGCTGCTTTTAGTTGACCCTCATACAATTCATCATTCATACCACGATAGTAACACTGATGTAAACATTCTGCTAAAATCAACTCCGCAAACTCTGTGTCATAATCAGAGTGGCGACCAAAAGATGAATTTGGATTCCTTGCCAAGTGGTTCTTGTATGCAAGATCAGCAAGTTCATGTATTCGTTGGTTCATAACAGTGTGTAATCGCTAATTATCAAATTCAAAGCTTCAATCCTACGTTGGTTGCCAATAACATCTTCTGGGTGCAACCAAAAACCTGTGGGGTTTGATTCTGTTTTTGGGTTTTTAGTATATTTCTTCAATTCTTTTTTAAGATTTGATCGATAATTTTTCAGTGTTGCAACAGTAATCCGATCAGCAGCCCCACAACTCAGTTTAATCTTTTTTGTCATAGTATTCCTTTAATCGTTCCAATTTAATGCACCATCTACACCACCAATTTGATCTTCTAAGTCTGAAATTTTGTTTTCTAACGATTCAACTTTTGCATCCATTGTATCTTCAACCAGTGATAGTTCTTCTTGCAAGTAAGTAATTTGTCCACGTAACCGAAGTATTTCTTGTTTCAATTCAAAAATTTGTTCGTCTTTGGCATCTACAATTTCATCTTCCATGTTATCCACCTCAGTTATTTTTCAACTCCAAATGCCTTCTTAGCACCTTCAACTGTAAATGATTCGCTAGATCCAATTCCAGAAAATAGTGTACGATCAGCAACAGACACAATTGGGACAGACCGTTCTTCAATTCCAAACTTGATTTTGATGTTGTCTGCAATTTGTTTGGGAGTAACGTCATACCAACATTCATCAAGGCATTCCTGAACAATCAACTCTGCAAACTTCTGGAAATTGTCACATTGAATGTGCATGTCTCTCGCTGAGAACTCAGCTTGTTCTGCAATTTTCTTGATTAGTGTATGCATTTTAAATTACTTTATTAATGTGTATGTGTGTATTATAACACAGATTTTGCAACAAAATTAAAATTGAGGCATTTTAATCATGATGTTGGTCTTATATTTTTCCACTTTGACAATGCCTCTAAAGCATCTTTTTTATGTTTAAACCAAATTGTAATACCATTTGAATCTGAGCTGAGGTTGTAATCTTTTCCAAGTGGACCAAAATAATCTGTAATTTCTTTTACCTGTGCATCCACAACTTTAAAATCAGTAAACAATGAATCAAAATCCAACCTAAGTTCGTATACAAATGTTTTCATCCCAAACCAGTTCTAGTATTGATCAAAATAAAAGTAAAATTATACCAGAATATTTTCTAACCAAGGTTTACATTCTTTCCAACTGTTATACTGATGGGCAATTCCACCAGCACCACACCAATCAGAACAGTTGCTGTGTCGGTCATCAATCAAGATATCACCTGATAACTTACAGTGCCGCCATTTATCATGACTGAAAGGACCAAACGTAACAGGAATCCCATAAAAATGATCCATTGCCCAAAGAACTTTATCTTGCGCTGCTAGTGGCATAGAGTAATCATGAGGTAATGCTGTTAAAAACCGCAGATGAAACTTTGGGTTTCTATTAATATAGTCTCTACAAGTATCGACAAGTTCTTTAGCACCACTCATTAGCGGTAAGTTACTATAGAACCGCGAATCTTCTTTGATTTTGTCCCAATCAGCTTGAGGAATTCTTTCGCCGTTTTTATCCCACTTGAGTTTAAGCAGTTGCTGAGCAGCAGTGTGCCAGTCAGCAACTACATCATCCATATCAAGAAAGATGTTCATATGATGTTACCAAATAAGAATTGCTGTAAAAACAAAACTCAGACCAAACGCAAGGTTATACAGTAAAAAGTCTGACATGTTTGTCTCCTATTGAATCTCAAGAGTTTCAAGATATTTGTAGTAATCTTCGTCGGTATTGAATGTGAACTTAGTTCCATCTGGATATTCAACGTGATGCCCTGCAGAGCCTTCCTTATAGTCATACAGGAACCAAAAGATATCTTCCACTACAACTTCACCAAATAGTGCTGACATCAATAGGTCATTCTTCATTGAAGCGTCATTCACATA